TTATTTTTTCTTTGAAGATTTACGTTCTTTTAGAGATAAACACATTTCTTTACATTTAGAAACTTGCGTTTTGATTAATTCTATAGCATTTTTTGTAATTTTATTTTCATCTTTCAATATTTTTAATATTTCTTTACACATACTCAGTTGTTCTTTTAATAATTGTATTTCATTTGTTTGATTTTCTATATGGTCTAATAAATCATCCATATAGTCCCGCTTTTTCCAAAAAATTGTTTCAAATATGGGTTCTTTATCATCTGGAAACTCAAAATGTTGTTTTTTTACATACCATTTAAAAGACCCACGAGATAAACATACTGATTTATCAGTTGTATATACAAGTCGTCCACCTTCTCTAAAACATTGTTTATGATTTGAATCTAATGTTACGTATCTTATTTGTGAATTTACTGAAACTTCATCTATATTGTCAATACGAACAAAACTATCAAGTAGTTCTTCAATTTCATTTTTTGTATATTCTTTTGTTCGTCTTTTTTTATTTTTTAAATTTATTATTTTATTAGACATCTTATAATATAATCATATTTTGACTTTTATAAAAAAAACTTAATAAGCTTACTCTTATTGTGTTTAAAGAATAAAAATAATTATATACCTATAATATAAAATAATCAATGGGCTTAGGTTATATGTTACTTGCTGTAAAGAGTGAGCAAGATAAATATTTAGTAGGTAATCCACAATTCACATTTTTTAAGGGTGCTTATAGACGTCACACACATTTCGCATTAGATCCTGTATATGTTCCATTTGTTGGTGAAACAACTAATGCTTATGGTCGTAAATTATATGTTGATATTCCTAAAAGTGGTGATTTATTACATCGTATGTATTTAGTATTAGATATTGAAATACCTAATCAAACAGATATTTCAAATGTCAATCTATTTGGCTATTCATTTATAGACCATATTGATATTATTATTGATGGTCAATTAATAGACCGTCATTATAGTGATTGGTTAATGTTATATATGGAATTGATGCAAGATAAACGTAAAGAACTAGCAACTGGTTTAATGACAGGAATGCATTCATCTGGTAATAATAAGAAATCACTATTTTTACCATTAAGATTTTGGTTTAATAATGATATAGGTCTATCATTACCATTAATTGCTCTACAATATTCTAATGTACGTATAGAAGTACAGTTAAATCAAAAGAGTATTCCAACAACATATGTATCTAATTTAACCACTACAGCAAATAGTATAACAAATACTAATCTATCATTAAATAGAATGCAAATGTTATGTGAATATATACATTTAGATAAAGATGAACGTGTATTATTTTCATCAAAACAATTAGAATATTTAATTACACAAGTTCAGTCAAGTTTGAATAATCCTATTCAACTTTATACATCTAGTATGACTAATGATAAATATGAAGATTTAACACAACGCTTTGATTTACGTTTTAATCATCCAGTCAAATCTTTATTTTGGGGCATAAAAGATAACCGAGTTGACTTGAGTAGTGTTGATTTATCACACAATTTATTTGATAATACTACAGGTGTATTATATTATAATTATTGGAGAAATGCTAACTATTTACGTGAACAAATGAAAGAATGTAATTTAGTTATGAATGGTAAAGATGTTACTGAACCATTAGAACCACAATATTTCCGTTTTGTTCAAGATTATCAACATCATCTTAATAGTTCATTATTGAATGTATATAATTTAAATAGAACCAGTAATAAAGCACCTAATTATAAGGCTAATATATATCCAATAGGTATGGGTTTCTATAATTATAATTTTGCTTTTAATCCAACGGAAACTCAACCATCTGGATCAGTCAATTTTTCAAAATTAGAACAAGCACAATTGAAGATGAAGTTATATCGTGATACTGATAATTTTACTTACAGTGCTACATCACTAACAAGTAATTTAACTGCTAAATATATCAATATATATGCGTTAAATATAAATATATTGAGAATTATGAGTGGTAAGGCTGGTTTAGCATTCGCTACATAATATAGCTTTTTTTCATTTGATATAATAAAATAATACTATTATGTCAAACGCAAGAATTATGTTACTCGCAATAGGCGAGCAAGATAGTATGATTAATCAGAATGCTGAATATACTTTCTTTCAACGTGATATAAAAACTCATACACAATTTGGAACTGATTGGTTAGTTGTTAGAAATAATGATAAGAATAATACTAATTTTATTGTTGATAATATGGGATTAGATATACACGTTCCTATAAATGGTGATCTATTAATAGATGTATATTTACGTATTAAATTAGACGCATCTACTCAATGGGATTATTCAGGTAATAGTGGTTCTATGGCTACAAATACTTACGCATTAGAAACATTTGTAAATATAATAGATACTGTTCAATTTATACATAATAATAAAGTTATAAGTGAATTAGATAGTTTATATATTTTATCTTATTATGACTTATATTTAAATCAGCAACAGAAGAATGAATTAGTTCCTATGGTATCATATGAATATGCTAAAATTGGTGCTCAATCGTCAGCATCATCACCGTCATTTATAAACTTATATGTTCCTTTACCATTTTGGTTCCACAAATCACCAATGAACGCATTTCCATTATGGGCTATAAAAGATAATAATATTACTATAAGAGTTACTCTTAAACAATTTAAAGGACCATCTACACGTGCTATAAGAGATATTGAATGTTTATATAAATATGGTTTTTTAACACCTGAAGAAAAGGAACGCTTTACAAGCTTACCATTAGAATATATTATTAAACAGGTTAATAGAGTAGATAGAGTGCGTGTTACTGCGAATAGCACTTATAAGGTGACTATACCACAAACACATTATATGGAATATTTAATGTGGAATATATCATTAATGGAGGGATATCAAAATACCAACAATAATATAGCTTTTAGAAAACTGATAGATGGACTTAAGAGAGCATCTATAAACATTAATGGAAATATGTTAGTTGACACAACTAGCGATTATTATAAATTAGTTCAAAGATATGAACATTTTAAGTGTGATAGTGCTTTTAAGATTTATGAATATAATGATATAAGTTCAGCACAATCATTAATATTACATCCAAATGAATATAATACATATCCATTCTATTACTTAAATAGTTTAGGTAGTAAGTTTGTTCCAATATTACCATTATATACTTATTCATTTGGTTTAGAACCTGTACAGAATAAAGATACTGGCTTCTTAAGTACTGAACAATTTACACATAGTCAATTGACATTGGAGTTTAATAATTTAAGTGATATAACTAATAATAATCTACAATTTGCTGAATGTAATGTATATTTAGTTCGTCATAATATTATAAGAATAAAAGATGGCATATTGAATGTATTATTTGCTTAAGAATGAAAAATTATATTTTCTCGTAAAAATATTTTCTATTGTTATTATATAATATTTAATTCAAAATGGCTGGTGGTTTAATGCAATTAGTTGCTTATGGTGCTCAAGATATTTATTTAACTGGTAATCCACAAATTACCTTCTTCAAGGTCGTCTATCGTCGTCACACTAACTTCGCAGTTGAAGCTATTGAACAAACTTTCAATGGTGCTGCTGATATTGGTCGTCGTTTCACTTGTACAATTGCTCGTAATGGTGATTTATTACATCGTTTATACTTACAAGTTGATCTTTCAGCTGTTACTAACGTTGGTAGTAACGGTTTCTTAGGTTTCCAATTATTAGACTATGTTGAAGTTGAAATTGGAGGTCAAGTCATTGATAAACAATATGGTGAATGGATGGCTGTTTGGTGTGACTTAACTCATACTTTAGACCAAGCTATTATGTTAAGTCAATTATTAGATGGTGCTAATACTGCTAATACTTCATTAGATAGATTACATGTTCCATTACAATTCTGGTTCTGTCGTAACCCAGGTTTAGCATTACCATTAATCGCTCTTCAATATCACGAAGTTAAGATTAATGTTCAATTTGTATCAACTGCTCCTAATTGTGTTGGCCCTGTTGGTTCAACATACTTACAAAATACTACCGTTTGGGCTGATTATATTTTCTTAGATACTGATGAACGTCGTCGTTTCGCTCAGGTATCACACGAATATTTAATTGAACAAGTCCAATATTCAAATGCTTTAACTATTGCTGCTGCTGCTACTACTACTCAACATGAATTACGTTTCAACCATCCTGTTAAAGAATTAGTTTGGTTAGTTGATCCATCATCATCAGTTACTACTTTTGATGGTTATTTAATTAGTTCAACTGCTTTATTACAATTAAACGGTCAAGATCGTTTCAAACGTCGTTCAGGTGATTATTTCACTAAAGTTCAACGTTACGAACATCACACAGGTGCGGGACGTTCATATGTCTTAAACGCATTAACAGGTGCTGCTGGTAATCCAAACTTTAACACAGTTTTACCAAATACTCACGTCTATTCATTTGCTCTTAAACCAGAAGAACATCAACCATCCGGAACTTGTAACTTCTCACGTATTGATAACGCAGTATTAAACTTAGAATTCTTAGCTGCTAGTTCATCATCCGCTATTCCATCATCAACTATTCCATCAGGTGGTGCTGTCTTAAAAGTCTATGCTGTCAACTACAACGTCTTACGTATTATGTCAGGTATGGGTGGTTTAGCATACTCTAATTAAGAAGTTTACTTATATGTCATTCTCATTACATAAATATTATGAGAATTACAAAAAAAAATCTATAGTAATAGTATAAATATAAAGAAATATGGCTGGTGGTTTAATGCAATTAGTTGCTTATGGTGCTCAAGATATTTATTTAACTGGTAATCCACAAATTACCTTCTTCAAAGTCGTTTATCGTCGTCATACTAACTTCGCAATTGAAGCTATTGAACAAACATTTAACGGTTCTGCTGATTTAGGTCGCCGTGTTACTTCTACTATTGCTCGTAATGGTGATTTATTACATCGTATTTATTTACAAGTTGATGTTGATTTATCAAATACAAACCCAGCTTTAGCGGCAGGTGTTTTCTCATATTATGGTTTTCAATTATTAGACTATGTTGAAGTTGAAATTGGAGGACAAGTTATTGATAAACAATACGGTGAATGGATGGCATTATGGTGTGATTTAACTTTACCATTTGACCAATCACGTATGTTAGAATATATGGTAGACCCTACTGAATTTGGTATATCAAATGCTGATCCAAATCGTTTACATATTCCATTACAATTTTGGTTCTGTCGTAATCCAGGTTTAGCATTACCATTAATCGCTTTACAATATCACGAAGTTAAGATTAATGTTCAATTTGAACCAGCTTCTATATTCTCAACAAATGCTATTCCATATACTACAACCGGACAATATTTACAAAATGTAACAATATGGGCTGATTATATCTTTTTAGATACTGATGAACGCCGTCGTTTTGCGCAAGTTTCACACGAATATTTAATTGAACAAGTTCAATTCTCAAATGCTTTAACAATTAACACTAATTCAACAACAGTTCAACACGAATTACGTTTCAATCATCCAGTTAAAGAATTAGTCTGGTTAATTGATCCATCAAATAATACAGCAAACTTTACAACATATCAACCTTGTTCAGATGCTTTATTACAATTAAACGGTCAAGACCGATTTAAGCGTCGTTCCGGTGATTATTTCACTAAAGTTCAACGTTTTGAACATCATAGTGGTTGTGGTCGTTCACTAAATTCAACAGATAGATCATCAACTGAAGATGAAAGTAATGTATTCGCTCAAACACATATTTATTCATTTGCTCTTAAACCAGAAGAACATCAACCATCAGGTACTTGTAATTTCAGTCGTATTGATAATGCTGTATTAAACTTATCATTTGCTACTTCACGGGCGGCTGGTTATCCAACCGTTGCTCAAATTGCGGCTGGAACTGTATTGAAAGTCTATGCTGTCAATTACAATGTTCTTCGTGTTATGTCAGGTATGGGTGGTTTAGCATACTCTAATTAAGAAATATGTTATTTATATTTTATATAAGATGTAAATAACAACTATAAAATAAAATATATTTAAAATATAAGTTATACTATATCGTAAAAAATGACAGGAAGTTTAATGCAACTAGTCGCTTATGGCGCTCAAGATACATATTTAACAGGCAATCCACAGATAACATTCTTTAAAGTTGTATATAAGAGACATACAAACTTTGCGATGGAATCTATTTCTCAAACAATGAATGGAACAATAGGTTTAGGAAATACATTCAGTTGTATATTAGGACGAAATGGTGATTTAGTTCATCGTGTATATTTAGAAATGACATTTAATCAAGATATAAGTAATGCGTGGCGTGTAGGACATCAAGTTATAGATAATATTGAAATTGAAATTGGAGGACAAGTAGTAGATAGACATTATGGTGAATGGATGGATATTTGGACACAATTATCACATACTGAAGCTAATTGGCAAAAATTAGATAGAATGATAGGAGGGTCATTAAAGGATAGCAATAATCCAAATTATACTAAAGTGTATGTTCCTTTACATTTTTGGTTTTGTCGTAATCCCGGTTTAGCATTACCTTTAGTAGCATTACAATATCACGAAGTTAAAATTAATATTCAATTGAATAATTCATTCTTAGTAACATCTGGTAGTTCATTCACCCCATCAAATGCTCAATTATTATATTGTGATGTTTATGTAGATTATATATATTTAGATACTGATGAACGACGACGTTTTGCTCAAGTATCTCACGAATATTTAATTGAACAAGTTCAATATTCAAATGGTATTAGTATAACACCTAATTCAAGTACTACAAATAAATTATTTTTAAATCATCCTGTAAAAGAAATAGTATGGGTTGCTAAAGATAATAGTGGAACAAGACATCCATTTGATTTTTGGGCTTCTCAAGGTTCATTATTAGATAATACAACTATAGCACAAATTCAGTTGAATGGACAAGACCGTTTTCAACAGAGAGATGGTAGTTATTTCCGTCTTGTTCAACCATATCAACATCATACAGGTGGACATAATCAACAAGCTAGTGATCCATCAACAAATAGTAAGCCATTAGGTGGATTTTATGTATATAGTTTCGCATTAAATCCAGAAGAACATCAACCAAGTGGAACTTGTAATTTTAGTAGAATTGATAATGGAACTTTAGAAATTAATACTGGTTCAAGTGCGAGAGTATTACATTATTACGCAGTAAATTATAATTTGTTAAGAATAATGAGTGGAATGGCGGGCGTCGCATTTTCAAATTAATTTTTGCGTATTTTTAAAATATATATGACGAATATACGTAATATATACTTAAAGATTTCATATATAAAATTGGTTATAGAAACACTCAAAATGGCTAAAAAATCTACTCCTGCTCCACAAGCAACTCCAGCTCAAACCCAACAATCTGCTCCAGCTACTCCAGCTCCAGCACAACAAGCAGCAGCAACAACTACTGCTCCAGAAAAGAAAGCACGTGCTCCTTCAAAGAAGACTGATGCTTCTCCTGCTCCAGCTCAACAAGCAGCACCTGCTACTCCAGCACCAGTACAACAAGCAGCAGCACCAGCTAAAGAAAAGAAGGCTCGTGCTCCTTCAGCAAAGAAGGAAGAATCTACTCAACAAGCAGCAGCACCAACTACTCCTGCTCCACAAGCTTCAGGTGAACAATCACATGAAGAACAACCACAATCAGTTGAAGTTTTATTCCAAACTTTAGTTAGTCAAGCTGAAGCTTTAATGGAAACTCAAAAAACTTGGTTAGCAACCTTACGTCGTGCTGTTAAATGCTATACTCGTGAAAGTCGTGAAATGGCTCGTGCTAATGCTCGCTTAGCTGCTAAACGTGCTCGCCGTCAAAATGGTGGTGATGGTCAAAAGCGTGCTCCATCAGGCTTCCAAATTCCAACAAGTATTTCAGATAATTTATGTGATTTCTTAGGTGTCGCACACGGAACTAAGATGTCTCGTAATGTTGTTACTAAGCAAATTAATAACTACATTCGTGAACATAATTTACAAGTTAAGGAAAATCGTCGTAGTTTTGTCCCAGATACTAAATTAGGTGGTATCTTAGGTAAATTACAAGATGTTGATGCTTCAACTGGTTTCACTTATTTCAACTTACAACGTTATATTTCACGCCACTTCACTTCAAATGCTGCTTCAGCAACTACTGCTAGTTCAGCTCAATAAAATACTCTAATAATCGTATTATATTATTGTATAATTTGATTATTATAAAAAATTTGCAAAAATTTGATTAAAAATTATTTAAAGTTTTATGACGTATTGAAAACAAACAATTAAGATGTCTTCCTTTAACGCAAACAATATGAACACTCAATCCGGAAATATTTATCGTGCTAATAATGTAGATTTTACTAAGTTCACATTTAGCGAACCTGTAGCAAACAAATATGGCGGCCGCTCAAGCCGAGTTAAATACGCTGGTCAAGATTTCTTCATTCAAACTCCTCGTATGAGATTACCTTATGGTCTTGGTAAATGGGTTGATACTACTAATCCAGACAAAGTCAAATATTCTGTTGACTTCTCATTATCAGGTTATAACAAAAATAAACCAGATGAATATAACCCACGCACTGCTGAATTCTTTGATTTCTTAAGTAATCTACAACAATGTATGATAGATAATGGTATTAAAAATGCTATTACTTGGTTTGGCAAGCCAAGTGAAACCGTTCGTAAAAGTATTGAAAATGACCCTGATACTTATATTCGTGATTTAATCAAATATGCTAAAGATAAACAAACTAAACAAGTAACTGATAAATATCCACCAACATTTAAAGCACACGTTGTTACTTGGGAAAATAAATTCATCATTAAAGCTTATGATGAAAGTGGTAAAGAAGTCAATGACTTTGAAACTGCTTTCGTCAAAGGAACTGAAGCTGTTGCTATATTAAAATTAAAAGCTGCTTCATTCCAAGGTAAAAGTGCTGGCTTAAAGTTTGATTTAGTCCAAATTAAACTATATCGTCCAGCTGGTATTCCAGACTATGCTTTCATTGATGATGAAAATGATAGTAAACCAATTCGTAAGACTGCTTCTATGGATGATGAAGATGATAGTGATAGCAAACAAGGTTATTCAAATACTGTAGAAGATAGTGACGATGAACCTGTTCAAGTAAAAGATGAATTAGATGATGATGAAGAAGAAAATGATGAAGAAGAAGATGAAGAAGACGAACGTCCTCCAACTCCTCCTCCAGCAAAGAAAACTACAAAAAAATCAACTGAACAAGTCGCACCTACTAAATCAACTGTTGCTAAAAAGAAATAAATAACACATACGAGTTAATCATATAATATATATTATATCAATAACTCACACAACAATTTTTTATTTTTATATTATATAAATATGGGTAAAAAAATGAAAGGTGGTGATGGTGGTGAAGGAGTTTTATTATTAATAGCCGCATTAATTTTGTATATAGGATATTAAATCGGTAAATTTTTAAAAGAAAAACTAAATGTAAGTACTACAGTAGCGGTTATATTAGCTATAATATCAATATTTGTTATTATATTTTTATCATTTACATTATATATGTGGTATACAAATTCCAATAACAATACAACGGTATCATCTACAACCAT